TCCTATGCCAGCGTATGACAGCACCGAAGTTGATGCAAGAACTAAAGAGCATCTAAACGAATGCAAATCATGTAGAAAAGATGTTATTAAACTATTGGCATCTCCATTACACGAGGAAGCACTAAAAATACTAAAAGAGGTTAAAAATGAAAACTAAAAAAGAACTCGAAGCTTTAAGACTTGAAAAAACAACGCAAATGCAAACACTCATTGAAGAGAGGAGTTCTTCTATGGATGAAGAGACTTTAGCAACTGTAAAGACGCTTAAAGATGAAGTCGGACAAATCGACATGAAGATTGAGGGCATTGAAGCTGTACGTGCTGTAGCTGTAAGAACTTCTAAGCCAGCAGAACATCAAGCAAAAGATGTACAAAAAGAGTTTAGGGGTGCATTTGTAGGCTATTTACGTGGCGAAATGAATAATGCGGAACTTGAAAAACGTATCATGCAAGCAGGAACAGCAGGCAAAGGTTTAGAGACTGTACCTGATGAGTTCTATCGAACGCTTCTTAACAAGATACTTGAGTATGGCATGATATTTGCAGATGCTAACAAGATTACTACTGCAAATCATGGAGACTTGCTCATCCCTATGGCAGACGACACAGGTAACGCGGGTGCATGGACGGCTGAGGGTGGTACTATTACGCCAGCAGACTTTGTGACTTCACAAGTGACTATGAAAGCATACAAGTGTACTACTGCTATTGTCGTAAGTACTGAGTTACTTGAAGATGCGTTCTTTGATGTTGAGAGCTATGTTGCGTCAAGCCTTGGGATTAGACTTGCTAGAACCTTTGAAAATGCGTTTATAAACGGAGATGGCACAGGCAAGCCTAAGGGCATCTTAGCAGGTGCTGTAAACGTACCCACAGCAGTACTCGCTGTATGTGACCAGGACGACATGAGAAATCTTGTGTATGCACTTAGTCCAGCATTGCGTATCGGTGGTGTATTCTATGTTTCTGATGCTCAAAGAAAAGCTATGGATGCGTGGGTAGACACTACAGGTAGACTACTACTCCAGACTCAGGCATCTGCTACTCATGCGACAGCAGTGGAAGCTACACTTTACGGATACCCCGTGAGGATTAACCACGAACTTGGAGACCCTGCAACCCCTGCTGACAACCCTGCTATCTTTGGTAATCCTCAGAATTATTGGATACGTAACATTCGTAACATCACAGTTAAAAGAAGTGATGAGCTTTATGCTCTGACTGATGAAGTACTCTTCACTGCGACTACTAGACTTGATGGTAAGATTGTTAATGCTAATCCAGCATTTTCTAAGTCAACTGTAGCGGGTTAAGCTATGTTTATTCATATACTTAAAGACATCACTACTACTAGTCATACTCTTAAAAAGGGTATGACTGTAGATGTAAGAGCAGTAGATGCAGAAAAGCTTTTGGCGATGGGATATGCTGAAAAAGTAGGCACTAAGACAGAAAGTAAAAAAAAGAAAGGTTCTAAAGATGGCTGATTATACTATCGTCAAAGCAAATGTGAAGACATCTATCGTGGATGGCAAGAAGCCTGTACTAGCTAGATATGAGGCAGGGGAAGCACTTACCGCAGGGATGGCTATTGCTCTTAATGACGCAGGTTTAGCCATGGGTGTGAACATCGGTACAGTAGGCATTGAAGATGTCAAGGGCATCGCTCTAAATGATGCAGCAACTAGTCAACCCGTGGACATCTGCGAAGATGGCTATGTGGACTTGGGGGCGGTGGGTACGATTGGAGACATCATCGTAGCATCTGCTACAGGCTCAGGAGCTATTACTGCAAGTAGTGACTTAGTGCCTACTAACAGAGTTTCTATCGTTGGTTATATGACGAGCAATGATTTGCTTAGAGTAGACTTGGCAAACACAGGCGTAACAAAAGGTTAAGAGATGGCACATGCGACAATAACGGGGACAGACACTTTGACACTTGAAAGGGTTAAGAAGCATTTAAACATTGACTTTGCTGATGATGATGAGTACTTAAATACTCTCATCATGGTTTCTCTCGAAGCCGTTGAGGGTTATTGTCGTACATTTTTCCTTGAACGTGAGTACAGCCAGCACATCGGCACTTACTTAGAGAATAATACTCCTGTCGCTTTAGTCACAGATGAGAGCTTACGTCCAAAGGGATTGCTAGAAGTGCAGTACACTTCCTCTTCTATACCTAAAGTTCTGTACGTTGATGAACTTTCACTATACAATGAAAGTGCCAACAACTACACTTATGTCATGGGTAGGGTCGTTGTTAAAATATTTGAAGACTTAGCAGTAGATGTTGGCTCGGACACGCACCTACTATGGCAGGCAGGACTTGATGAGATACCCATTGTCATCAATCAAGCTAGACTTTTACTCATAGGTACTTACTATGAGAACCGTGAAAGTACTACGGCTTTAAATGCTAGAGTTTTACCTAATGGTGTTGAGTTTATACTTGATGCTTATCTTGTACCAACGGTGGCTTAGTATGAGAGGTGGAAAGCTTAGATACCCTGTAAGCGTTGTGAGAGAAGTCACAAAGCAAACAGACACGGGAGCTGAAAGCGTTGAGTACTTTGATGTACTTAGTACAAGAGCAGGCATAAACACTGTAACAGGTAGAGAGTACATCGAGGGGGGTGCTGAGACCATGGAGACCACTGTAAAAATCATCATGAGAAAACATGCAGATGTGGACAAACGTGTTCTAATGGGCGATATTATACAAGCTACTAAAAGAAAGTATGTAGTCATATCGGTATTGAATTTTGATAATGACAGGTCACTGCAACTCATGTGCAAAGAAATACTATGAGTATAAGTACTTTCATTCATACGCAACTTAAAGATATAGCAAGTACTTACCCTATAGCCGTACCATTAGAAGTAGACGTGCCTTACATCACTTATACCTTAGATGGCTCTGAAGATACTAAGTCTTTAAACTCAGGCGGTGTGAGACAATATTTTGTTTCAGTCATCGTTTGGGGCAAAGAGTATGACGCTACACGGGCTATGGCTAAAGAGGTCAAGGAACAGCTAAGATGCTCTGACAGAGAGCTAAACATAATGGGCGTAAGCTTTGTATCACAGGGGGTTTCTTATGATGGACAGCCCTTAGACATACACAGCGTTACACTCGAACTAAACATATACGAAAGGTTTTAAAATGGCAAACAATGCAGTACATTTAACGTGCGGGACACGCTTCTTTATAGAAGACTCTGTAGGCTCAGGTACTATGATAGAGATAGAAGACATCGTAACCCTCGGTGGGGAAATAGGACAAGTAGGCACTTTCTTAGATAGTACTACTATTACAGACTGTTCAAAGACATACATCGCAGGGCTTTCGGACGCCCCCGACATGAACATCTCATTCCTTTACAGTCCAACAGTAAATCAAACTAATTTCATGAACGCAGGCATCGCAGGGGAAAAAAGAGCAGCACGCATCGCTTTTTCAGATGACGCAGGTACAGCAGTCGCGACAGCAGATTTTGAACTAGCTATGGCAGGCTTTACGTTTTCAGACCCAGCCCCTGACACTATCTTAACGGGTAACGTTTCAGGAAAAGCTTCCAAATTTGTGTGGTCGTGATGCTGAGCAAAAGCGATTTATTAGCGATTAAGCTAGAGACTCGAGAAGTAAAACTATCTCAGGGGTCTGTACTCATCAAAGAGTTCACGGCATCAGACAGAGAGGGCTTTGAGCTCTTGGCACTGAACATGACAAAGGGTAAGGGTGCTAAGAACATGAAAGCAAAACTTATCTCTGTCTCAGTAGTCAATGAACAGGGTGGTCGTGTCTTTGGAGATGACGAAGTAGCTCAGATTTCTCAAATGCCTTCACGTGTTACAGAAGAGATATTTAACGAGATACTTTCACTGAACGGTATGGCAGGCGATGCTGTAGCTGTGGAAATGGGAAACTAGAAAACAACCCCTATCTTGTAGTTCTTTTACAGTTAGGGGAAATGTTGCACAAGACGCTTTCTGAGATAAGGGCTTTGCCCTCTTCTGAGATAACGACTTGGTTAGCATTTATGAAGTTAAAAGCAAAGAAGCCCGAAGAGAAGCCAAAGAGCGACTTGGAGAGCTTTAGGAAGATGATAAGTAAATAGGAGCTGTGTTATGATTAAGTTAAAGCTTGACAAAAAGTCGGTCTCTATTATTAAAAAAAAGCTAAATGGGATGAGTGGAAAGTTACAGCGTAAAGCTATACGTTCTACTATAGACCCTGAGGCAAAGAAATTAAAAAACACTTTCAAGGCAATAAC